GGAAAAATTGCTTTACGCACTCAATAGTACGTAAAGTAATAAACGGTAATTTTACAAAACCGTGTAGATCCTAAGCTACATTTTTAACGTTGGTTAAAACTCGCCACATTCCAGAAACCTCGGAGGAGTGTAGCAATAAGACGAAAGCAAACCGAGAAATCAGTCGACATTCATTAACAAACAACGGGTCCTGGAACAAACTGCAATACACTGGACCAAGAGTGTAAAGCCTATAACAAAAAATGCCAATCCCCCCTTAAAAGGTTCATGTCAACAGTGAAAACCATCACAGTTATAGATGTGATTCTAGCATATTAACCGTCACTAGAAACGGGTTGTAGTTGTTTGTGCAATAGGCACTGAAGCCTGCACTTGAATAACTGGAACTGTACCAGTCCAAAAACCAAAAGAAAAATCCTCACCAATACCTCTTAAAGTAGTAATAGCAATAGTATTGTGAGTAGTAGTCTCATTAAGATACCTAAGTATGGTCTGAAAACACGGCTTCGAATTAGCCGGCCTATTAGCAGAAGCATTCGACCTCGCTACATTAGTAGGCGATGCATAAGACGGCGACATATAGGGAATCTGTATTTCATTAGTAGAATAATTCGCATTAGTAATGGAAATAGGCATACCCGCTTGACCATTATCATTAACAACATTGGAAGTTATAGAATTTAATACAGAGTCAGTGGGAAAAGTAGGAATAATAGACGTTCTGAGATTGCGTATAGCATCATCAACAGTAACGTGTTTCAACCTCATAGAACCACGGAAAAACGTGTAACAAATAGCATAATAATCAACCAAGTCGCAAGTATAATAAGTTCCATTAGCCATTGGAACAGCGGGCGCAATTTGCATAGCACTAAAGCGAAAAGGGTCAATGAAATAATTAGTAGTCGTAAGTGTAAGTGAAGTATTATAATAGATCCACTGGGAAGCCCTTTTCAGAACTTGTCTCAATGATACAATACGTTCACCAGCACAATACAAAGCCGAAACTAGGCCATCAGGAACTACCTGTGAGCCACCAATAGGGGCATTTTCTTGCTTTTGAGTATCAATCTGGCCTTCTTGCTCAAAAGCATCCATATCACCTGCCTGGGGAGTAGCATTAGGCAAATTAACTTGTGGGGTAATAGCAGTAGCATTTGCAGCATTCAAATAAGGTTGATAAGTAACAGGTACAGCACCTGCAAATTCAAAATCAGAACAACAAAAAGGTTCAACAATAATATTTATAGAACTGGTAATATTATCAGGAGCCTCAAGGGGATTAACAACAAAGACATAAATACTACCATAAGAACTATCCGAATCAGTAGCAGTAACTCCAGAATTATAAATCCTACGAAATGGTTCGGTAGAAGCATACTTACAGACAAAAGTGTACTCTGAAACATCTCGGATATCAACTATCTCTCGATGTACAAAAGCAGCGTTTGAATAAGAAAAAGTACCATTATAGTCGGCTCGTGGATTAAAACAAAACATAAGACGACCACTGTGGAACTCGGTCTTTACAAACTTAAACTTAAAAGCAATACTGCCTCGATACATAGAAAAATGCTTAGCAATGTAACCCATGGGAGGGCAAACACGAACAACACGGGAAACAGTATTCACAGTAACTGAAGAAACAGCATCAAAACTAGAAGGTCCTAACCGAGTACCAAAAAGAAGTGACCCAGTAAGAGCACTAGTGAGCCAAGTAATACTAGAAAAGAAGCATGATATGGACAAAATATTACACAATGCCATATCATCAGACCTAGTACCAGCAAAGCCATCTAGATGGGAGACTTCATTGGCTTGAGACAAACCATAATTAAAAGAATTATCTTGACCATCACAATTTATGCCATAAGGCATAATCTTATTATGTACATTCATTGGATGAGGATAAGCAGTAGGTTTCGAAAACCCAAAAGACTCTGCAGTATTAGCAAGTACACCAGCGAACCAAGCGGCAGGCTGAGTAACAGAACTAATAACAGGAATCTTACCAGCAAAATTCAATAAATCCTTAGTAGAATTAAACCACGAGGAAATTGGCTTTTCAACCGAGTCTCTCTCAGATTCTGAAACATTAATACGACTCCTACGATTAACTTTAGAAACAACACCACCAGCTTGTGGTTGAGCCAGGGAAAGAGCTGCAGGGTATTCAAATTCAACATCTTCGAAAGAGACATACATGGTCAAATTACAATCAAGATGGCCTGTAGAAGCTAGAAGAGGTGAATAAACAATAACATCAATTTGACCCCAAACGGAAGAAAAACCGGAAACTATGTTATAATAAAGTTGATCACTAACAAAAGGTATACGCAAAACGATATCAGAATCCTTAGCAGGATCAAACTGTACATTAGGCAATTGACTTGCAATAGTAAGGGAAGCCATAGCCTCATTGTACTTTAAAAAATTGGCTTGTCTTTGGGGAAAATAAGTCATAAGCAGACGCCCCTGTTGAAAACGTGTAGGATTTCCTTGTAACCTAACTACGGTAGTGGCCCTAAAAGCCATGAAACCAGCAATTTTCTGAAAAAATTCAGAAAAATTGATAATACCATCAGGAAGTGATAAAGAAATGATACGCGTCAAAGCTGCCTGAGTAGACGACCAATCAACAGAAGCAACTTGGACAGGACGTTCAAGAAAGGATTTAATGGTATGTTGTTGTCCATCCCTCGCGGAACTAGACAAAGACGAATTAATAAGAGAAGGCAAAATAGTACCAGACACTTCATCATAATTATCAGAATCATGAAAAGTAATAATTTTGCCCTGGACTTTTTGTGAGAGTCCAACACTCAACATATTATTATTTGAACTAGCAAGGCAATTTCTTATCTCAGTCCGCACCTTAACGGAGTAGAGAGCACCTGGGAGCTCTGGATTTTGTTCGGTTTGCGAACTAGGCATCCTAAGCAGTAATCCTAAAAAGGAAACCTACTGACCCAAGTAGCAATACTCGTCTTTTAAAAACCAGGAATTTATATAGACAAGCAAGATCACACTTGAGCGTGTAAGACTAAAGAATACTTCCACCCTCATCGTGCGCCACCATAATGGCCGCACCATAAGTTGGATAACGTGGAATATAATCAAACTCCTTTATAGAAGCCTTTATAATAACAGGAGCCCAAGTATTCCATTCAGCCTCTCCATGGAGTGAAAGCTCCATGAGGGACCAATCAATATTGTCTCTAACAATTTGTTCTTCCTGAGCTCCCTCTTTAGTCCACATGGGAGACTCAAGGATAACTTTTAATTCAAGCGGGGCAACATAACGACCCATAAAATCATGGTATCGAAAACCGCGCTTAAGGAATGACACTTCAGACAACTTTCTAAAACCAAAGTCCTTATCATTTTTGAGTTCAGTCGTATAAACCAAACCCAAATCTAATAAAGCTTTTTGTAAGGTCTTAAAGTTAAAGATATCACGCCAAGGCTCAGAAACCCCTATAATATTGTCATCCCCAAAAGTAATGGCAGTACAACAGGAAGCGAAATCGGGACCATCAACCCCAACAGATTTATACCACGCATAACGCATTGAAACTAAATTATACATAGTATTTATCAACGTTGTAAGAGGATTGCCACTAGGCATAGAAGACTTCCATTCATATATTACATTATCATAAATGTGAAGAGAATTGTAAATATCTTTAAGTAAAGTGAGACGCGCCAATTTATCTGGCTCATCATCATTGTACCAAAGGTTAGCAACATCAACTATATGCATCATAATACAACCATGGAGCGAGCCATCATAACCGGAAAAATCACCGGCTACAAAACCACCATCTCCATAATGCAACAATGTCCTAGCGAGCAAATCCCAATCCCTACCATAGGCATTAGAACCTATGGCACTTTGATTGGCTATCCTATTATGCATAACAAATGAAGTAAATGAAAGAAACATACATCTAATAGAAACTAACAGCGGTAATGGACACGCTGAAACAAGACGAGTTTTCCCTTCAAGTACTTTGGCCACAGGTCTACGTTCATCCTTCAAAAAATCAACATAGACGTGCTCCTTCCTAATACCAAGCCTTGCATTCTTAAGAATATCACGAACCTGAGCCTCAAGAACACGAGATCCAACTGTTGTAAGATCATAGTCCTGGTCCTTACCAAAAAACCACTCTTTACCCCTAAAACCCTTAACTGGGTTTAGTACATAAGGAAAACCAGCAGACGTACTCCGTGGAATTGAGTCCATAAAAATGTCATGTGGTCTTCCAAGCACTGCTTCAGAGTAAGTTAATATAGACTTATCATGACCCCCTTCAGTATCAATATTAAGAAAGAAATGGGTAAAGTCCTGTACAGCCTTAATTAAGCAAGCAGGATCGGGACTAAAATCCCTAGGATAATAGGAAGATAAAGCCTTATGCATAGGAAATACCGGCACACCTAAAACCTTGAAAGGTCGCAAACGTGCTGGTAAAGTTAAAGGCTCACAAATTTTATTAAACAAGGGACTCGGTTTAATTTTAGTCTTAATAGAACTACATATATGTTGATCTATCGTACGAATACAGTTAACCTGCATATGAGGTGGCAATAAATCACCTGCTTGAGGTTCAGCAATAACACTAGAATAACCCATCATGGCCTCAATATCCTCTCGCGAAACGACAGAACAAAAAGACCAATCACTGGTGCCAGCAATGTGTATACCCAATATCTTACCAGGATTGACAGTGGTACTATTAATCAGAAGTGGTACACCACAATCACCATTCTTAGTACTACCCTTGTACCTAAGCAGTCCACGGATAACGTAACCAGGCAAGTAAAAAGTGGACAAAGAAAGATCAGCCATCTGGGCAGCCCACATGCGAGTAACATAAAGTGACCCAGGAGTCCATGTAGGTAAAGAAATATAATACCTAGTCATATTTGAAAACGTATGTTGTGGTACAAAATACTTAAGAATATTTTTATGACACCGATAAGAATCAGGAAACTTAACAACACAGAGATCTTTATCAGTGTTCTCACCAATGATTTCAAGAGACAGAAACTCATTAATAGTGACAAACGTCTTCTCACAAGTCTCAGTATAATTTATCAATCTTATAGAGGAAGTAGACGAGGAAGAATCATGCTTTAGGCGCCACTCTAACCATTTAAAATAATGCTTAGGCACCAACGCAAGACGGTTTTCAAGGAACAAAATAGAGCCTATCTTATGCGTATTAATTTGGTTAGGAGCCACAAGCAACATAATATAAAGAGATGTATCCATAAGTGAAATCATCATATCATCACTAGTACTATCAATATTAGCCTGAGGTTGAGCGATACTCAATGGGCTCTCACAAAAAGTACCGGCCTGGAAAGAACCCTGCCTCCTAGGCTGGGGACCCTTTCCTTTACGACCCTTAATATTACGAGCACCATCCTTCTCTTGAGAATGAGGTGTGGCCAAAAGATCACTAACGTCATCATCACAGGAATCGTCTATAAACTTAAGCGATATCCCATTAGCTGCAAACTTCTCTTCATTGTCTGCGAATAGGAACCTATAAAGTACGTTGCGCCTAAACCTTGAGAACAATGAAACAACAGCCTTAAAAATAACGACTAAAAGCGATATTATGGCAATAGAAATGGCAACAAAATTGCCAATAGAATAAAGCAAAGAATACTTATCAGATCCAAAAGAAAAGACCTTAATATAATTTAAGAACTTTAATATCTTTGATTTATTCTGTACGAGATCACCTGTAGGGTAATCACGCATATGATGAGACCAATACTCTCTAAGAATATCAGAGGCAACAGTATCATCAAAATACTCAAGAAATTCATTACTTCCAAATTTAACAAAGTCCTCATCAGAAACACCACAAGAAATAAAAAGATCCTTGTAATATTTATAGATAAAAACAAGTGGAAGATGGACCCTATGAGTATTATACATAGAATCAGCAACTAGGGAAACAAAATCAGTATCATAGACAACAATGTCCTTAATACGATCATAACCCTTGTTAGTATTTTCATGTATTTTCTTCTTTAACCTATCTAAAACTGAAGACTTCTTATCAAAATATTCAGCATCAAAATTTTGCTCAATAGAGGCACGTAATTCATCATCTAAATTATCCAACTGTATACTATCATCCGCTTGCGCATGACTTTGGCTGATAGCCTCTAAGTTGTCTAATATAGGCATAAAATTATCTTGCCTCTGTCTTATAGAGGACAAATACGCATCACTATTATTTTTCTTAACTCTAAACTTGGCAACAAGCAAATCGACAAGTTCGGTATAATCACACTGTCTAATAAGAACACCATTAGAATCATTAAGATTAAAAATATAAACATCCTGATTAAATGCACCTGATATAACATCAGGATGTTCCCTATTAAGTGCGGAAGGGAAATCAGCATGTTGATTATTATAATCTCGTCTATAAATATCCTTGACACAAACCTCAATATTATAGTCAATCCTACGCTTAAAAGCCTCAGAATCAACTATAGATTGTGGCCTAAATCTCTGGAGATTTGTAGTACCAACAATAATCTTGGACTTAAAATGGACCTTACCCTTAGTTTCAAGATGAGCAGTATGACAGGTATGTGGAAATATATTACCAGTCCGAATATAATCCATATACTCAGACTCACCCTGACCAGCGATATCTCTAACCTGGCCAAACTCATCAAAAACGCAGGCTAATTGCCCACGATATCCATCCCAATATTCGTGTTCTGGTTGACGGCTATATATAAAATCAGAATAGTTATTCCTAAAATCTTTAAGTTGAATAGGGTCCAAAACCCTCATTATTATATCATTAAGAATAGGGATAACACAAGCTGATTTCCCAACACCAGTGTCTCCAGAAAACATAACATTCAAAGGCTCCATCCTTGGACCAGAGCCTTTGATATTAGCAGCCTCAAACGGTTCCATTAACTTACGTAAAGTAGCCAAATACAAATTAATAACCATTTGCACTTTTTGTGAAGAGTTATAT